TGGTATTGCACTTTGGTTGTTACCACCAAAACCTTCCAGCATTTTCATATACTTGTCGAACTTAATAACGTCTATACCCATTTGAGAACCAGCAGAAACACCACCCATTACGTTTTGAAAACCAGCACCCTTCATAGCTTCCGCTGCTTGCATTTGATCTAAGTAAGGTTGCATTTGATTAGTATTAAATTCCTTATCTCTGTAATCCGCTACATTAGACCTAACATCCATTAAAGACCTTTCATTAACTTGTCTCTGATTAGCATCTGCCGTTAATAGATTTCTATAAGCATCCATTGACTGCTGATTAATACCAGCAACACCAGATAAACCAGCTTTTCTATCTCCTAAAGCGTTAATAGAAGCTTGCTGAGACCTTTGGACATTATCTATAAATTCTCTTTTTTGTTGAGCTGGCAAACCTCTAAGTGCTTGAATTTCAGCATCTGTTAGGTTATCTAAAATTTCTTGAGGTATTTCATATTGAGGACGTTCTGCGTCTGCTAAATTAAAACCCTTTATTGCTTGATATATTCCTAACCCAGTTTGAGCTGCCATTGGAATAGCTGCTAAAACTCCAGTAGGTGACACTAAAGAAGCTAAAGATCCTAAACCTCCCATAGCTGACGAAGACATACCTGTTGCGCCTGTTGCCGCTCCTGTTGCCGCTCCTGTTGCCGCTCCTGTTGCCGCTCCTAAAGCTCCAGTAGGTGACGAAGACACACCTGCTGCTCCCCCTGTTGCTGCTTTTATAGCTGCGTCTACTGCTGCTGCCCCTAATGCTCCTGTAATCATAACTTATTAATTTATACTAATTTATAAAAAATTATCTATTTGAACGTGCTGATAATGAATAATTCATATTAACAGCAAACAATCTCTCATATTCTGTTGAACCATTTAACAACTTAACCATTATACTAACATCCCTCATTGAGTCACCCTCTAACAAAGGAATAGACACATTAGGAGTGTTCTCATCCTGCCATAAAGCAGCGTAATGAATATTCTCTATACTAGTTAAGTAATCTCCTGGATTACCAACAGGAACTCTAAAATCATCCACTATCAAGTTAGTTTTCTGACCATTCTGAGTTACAATCTCATAAGCCTCCCAAACAGATGTAGATTCTTCGCTTAACGCTTGGAACACTTTATTGTTACTTGGGTTCTGATTAAACACCACCCACACTTCAGATGAGCTGTTCTCTCCGTAGAAGCTATTTCTATCTCCGTAATTATGCAAGTACGCTTGTCCGTTTCTAAAACTTAAAAAGTCTAAACCTACTCTACACATATCCTCTGGGTAATAAGTATAGAAAGAAGTCCAATGATTTGTCTTTTCGCTAAAACCTAAAGTTTCTGGTGGGATAGATAGTATCTTCTGTCTATCTAAGCTTATATCACCAGCAGTAGAAGTTATAACGTAAGTACCATTAGCTAAATCTCGAACTATCTCAAATTCAGTAGGAACTCCTTGCTCGTTAGCTCCGTACTGAATAGTAAATGTGTAAGTAAGACCATTACGCTCCTCTGTCACAACTTGAGCTTGAGACGAAACCAAAGCGAGATCGTCAGGTGTAAAACCTTCTGCCCTACTAACACTCCCGAAACTAATAACATACTCATCAAAATTCTTATCGTAAACACCAAGTACCTTAGGTATAATATCAAACGCTGAGTAAAAGTTAGATTTGCTTTCAAAATAATCATGTAGTTTTTTATCACTGATTGGTGTTATACCATCTATAGATAACCTCAATACAGCTCCGTTTCTAATATCAAATATATATCTTCTTCCTTCGTTTTCTGCAAAGCTTTCTGGATTAAGTGTGCCATATTCGCCCTTGTAGTAATTAATCTTAGATAAAACTTTATCAGAGTAAGAGATAATAGGGTTGCCGTCTGGAGTAAATGTAACATCTTCCTCAACCATTATACTACCTATCTTCAATTCTTGAAAGCAATCTAATCGCTTATCTTGTGAATATAACTTCTGAATAGAACCATACTTTCTATCATACGTTTCAAATGAGGTGTCATAGAAGCTATTTAAGCCATTTATATTTGTTTCTGGTAAGAATCTATCAGAGTAGTAAATTGTAGTCGGTCTGTTAACTCTTTTAGAATCTTTATCAACTATGTTAGGTCTACCTATATCACTAATCTTGCTGTTCCAAAAATCTGAAAATAACTGACTATCTATAGATGTATTATAAAATCCGCTTTGAGTGTTAATACTTCTATTTCTGTAATACGTATCTCCGCTTTTAAAAACACCTGTCGCTGGTGAAGAAGATGGGTTTAATGGATCTTGATCTTGAATATCTCCCTTATGGAATCTAATCTCATTATTATTAGCATCTACAAAAACACCAATCTCATAACACTCTCCTATTTCATAATATAATTTATCATCCTCTTTTAATTTAGGGGAGTAAACCTCAAACATAACACCTGCTGATACATCTGGCAGAGAAGATAAATTTTCTACTTTTAAAACACCAGCGTCAAAGCCTAACACCTTAACGTCTATATACTCATTAAAGTAATTAAAACCACTATCTTTTATAAACCTAACTCTATCTCCAACTGTAAAGTCATAAACTAAAATACTATCTGGATTTGAAGATTTATACTCAGAAGTTAAATTCGTTATATCTAAAGTAAGTATTGTAGCGTCTGATGAGTTTGATGGATTACCAGAATCATCTAAGTAACCAACCTCATCTGTATACCACTGTAAATAATTATCTAAAGCTGTATTTTTAGTCCTTACCCATTGGTAATGAGTAGCCCAACTTGGAGCTAAACTTTTTATTTCCCAATTGACTAACGGGGCTGAAAACGGTGGAATAACACCATTTACCTCTTCTGTGTAAAAAGGAACTAAGAGTTCTTTATCTAAATCTACTTGAGTTGTTCCGCTTCGGTTAGCTCTATCATAATAAACTATACCAAACTCATAAACACCACCTCTTTTTAGTCTTGATTGAGAAGATATGTCAGATACTGTTGCAGTTACAGTTTGAAACTCAATAGGATCTGTTAGGTCATTTTTGTTTGTAACACTTATAGCCTCACTAAAAGTAAGAAGCGTTACATTAAATTCTACATCACAAACAGAACTTGGATTAGTTATTATGAAATCTGAAGTTCTTACCAACTCATTACCTGGCGCGTACAAAGTAAGAGAAGCCTCTCCAGTAGAATCAGTAACACCAGTTGTTCCCTTTGTAGTAACAATAGAGACTCCTTTTAGAGGATTTCCATTTTGATCTTGAACTTGAACTACAGCATTAGTTCTTGAAAAGTTTGTAATATCTGTACTAGTAGTGGCGTAAACACCTAAAAAATTAGTTCCATTAGAACCATTAGAAGGACTCCGCAAAGAAGGAACTCCAGTATCGAAATAATTATAAGCTTTTATATCATTGTCAGAATTAAGACCAGATATAACATTATCTATACTTATTCCACCGCCTTGCTTATACTGAAAAAAGAATCCATTATGATCGCAATACACCCCTGGTAAACCTGAGAATTGAGAACCCAACAGTACAGCTCCTTCTATCCTGTTTTTTCCTAAAGCATCCGCTATAGACGTAGGCGCGTAACCAGAATCTTCGGGGTCTACAAGGTAACCAGACATCGCTATATTCCTATCTAGCAAATCCGGAGAAGATAAATCCGCTACTACAATTTCTATCCTATCTACAATTTGACCACCTTGAACAGTTATAGATAGTTCTTGATCGTTTGTTCTATTAAAACGTAAAGTAGGATTAAAACCTATTCTGTTTATGCAAGTAGATGTTTTCTGATAATCTCTTGATGGAGAGTCTAAATCTGCTTGAGTAGTGTAATTTGAAGCTACACGTAAAATATACGTACCGTCTGGAATATTATTAAATTCAAAATCTGACCAGCATCTTGACTGAGTATAAAAACCACCATAAGATCCTGTTATCTCGTTTCTTATTTTTCTTCTTTTGGATTTAGTTGAAGAATCGTAAACATTACCAGTACCAGATTGAATACCTCCGTTATTTCCAATTATCTGCTTAGTAATAGTGTAATAATCTGTTCCAGCTAAATAAACAACAAAACCACCTAAAGGAAGATGCTGTTTCCAATCTTTTCCAACATCAGCATCATACCTACTAGAGTTAAAACCACCATAAACAATACCACTTCCACCGTTATTATGTATAGGCTGAAAACTCGCGTAATCTCCTCCTTGTCTTGGCTGAGATATACGTAAATAACCTTTTATAGTATTTTTAGAGTTTTCCTTTACAGTATCATAATCTAATGTAAAGTCATAATCGACATCGACATTATCAAAACCCTCAGTTATATTAGCGTATGTAATTCTATTACCCTCTATGTATTCCTGAGCCTTAGCTAATTGTGGAAGGTTGTCGAACAACTTGTTAGACTCTACTAAAGGAACACTATTATATATACCATCGTTTCTAAAATAAAACACATAGTCTCCATTAGCGTCTATCTCGTATTCTGAAACTTTCTTATCTTCTAATAATTTAAAATCTTCTAGGTTTCCTAATCTACCAGCTATCTTTACTCTTTCTACTAGATTTCCTCCCTTTGGGATAATTATCTTAATTGTGTTACCTTGGCTATCACTTAAACAGCTTGAATTAGGTAACACTTGAATAGATATAGGAGAATAAGCCGAAACCTCAGAATCATCATAAACATAAGTTGCTTTAAACTGCCATATCTGATCCGCTAAATAATTATTACTAAAGCTATCATCATTAATGTAACTTGCAGTAGGAGGAAATAAAGGTGGATATTTAATAGCATCTATAACATCTTCTGTTATTGGAGTAACATATAAATTATCTTTTGCTTTATTTATGTTTATTTTTCTCGGACTATTAAAGTTATCTGTCCAATAAAGAAAATAATTATCTATATCAAACTCTACTACATTTATACCTGTTATTAAATAGTCTGGGTTGAAATTTAAAACCTCAGCTATCATAACAGTTTTAATCTTACTCTCTACATGGTTATACTCATAGATACCGTGATTACCATCGCTGTTATAAACAAAGTAATAAACAAGGTTTTTCTGCTTAAATTGATAACTACCTATAACCTCATTATCTCCCGTTGGAAGTTCAACGTTTGGAATAAAAACATTACCCTCTATATTTTCAGCAGCAAACACTCCGCTTGTTGAGGAACTACCAACACGAATATTAACATTCTTCCTTGTGAAGCCTTGCTCTATCAATCGCTCTTCGGTATCGAAATCCATACCGTATAAAAACTGTCTCTTTTCGTATCCCATATCTAAAATTTAGGAGATGCCTTATTTCCTTTTCTAAACGCTTGTAATAAATCTTGAACACTCATACTAGCCATACGAGACCTTAACAACTTCTTGTTAGTTCCGTATAACTGTCTTTTTCTTTCCGCTACCCCAGAACTAACATTAGGATTAGTTTCATTAAACTTCCAATCTATCCACGCTTTTACTGTTTCTATTGAGAATGGATGAACTTCAAACTCTCCGTTAGTTTTATTTAAGTCTGCTAGGTATTCTATAGTAATTGTGTCACCTCCAATATAACAATCTAATTGAATCTGACCATAATCCTTATCTATTCTAAATGTTCCATAAGAATTATTTCCACCACCTAAACCGTAAAACCTACCTATCTCTTCTGAGTTTCTAATATGAGTAGCAGTATATTCAGAACCAGAATAAAAAGGAACACCAGCAGAACTATCTTCATTTGTTGTTCTCTCTCCTCTACCTCCGCAAGCGTCTAACGTCCTATTTAATGCTATCTTAGGGTTTCTACCTAATTCTCTTAAAATACCAAGAGAATCCACAAAACCTATCCTAATGTAGTTTAAATAATCATCTGGTAAATCCACAGTATCATTAGAGTTAACATCTAGTATTTTTATAACAGGAACTCCAGTCACATCATAATGCAACTCTCTTAAACAAGAAATACCAAACTGTAAGGCTTGAGCAAAACGATGTTCCGTCTTACCGTTCTCAAATAAATACTCCCTCACTACTGACTCTAACTTCATAATTAATCTTTGTTATTATCATTTAAAACATCATGTGGGTTTTTTCTTTGCTCCATATACAACTGAACAGTCATAGCAACTATATCCTTTTGCATATTCAAAGGTAAATCCACATTAGGATCTAATTCATCTTCGTTCTGAATACCACCAGCTAATTTAATCATTATCTTTTCAGGACAGAAACCTGTTTTCAAATTCATTAAATACAGATTAGTATTCTCTACAAAATAAGCTTTTCTACCACCTAGATTATTAACAAGCAAACCATCTGTTAAAGCATTAAAGTTTGGGTTGACTGGTATATAGCTCTCCCCTTCAGATTGAGTGTCTGAAACCTGGACTATACCCATACCTAAAGGTAAGCTAACATAAGTAGATGGAATATTAGCGTATCTATACTTTCTAGTTGTGTCTGAATTTACGTCTACAAAAAACGTATAAACAAAAGTACCATCTATCCAGTTTATACCATCTTGTCTATTCTGGAAAAAACTATTAAACACTAACTGACCAAAAGCTTGATCTACAAAAATAACAAGCTCATCCAACCTAACCTCTGAATCAGCAGTAGGAGTTCCACCTTGTATTATTCTCTGAGCTTGCTCAGCTATCATATATCTAGTATCTCTCATATCTTACTAAATGTGTTACACTCCTTTTTGCTGCTTCATTTCAGAATACTGAATTAAATCATTCTCTCTTAAGTTCATCCCTAAATAAGAAGCACACATCATTACTATTTCATTAACAGCCTCTTCTGGAGCTTCTAAATTTACTGAGTTGATTGGGTCATAAACTGGTCTTCCATTTTGCAAAGTATAAGCCCAAACTGGATTTACAGGTTTTCTCAAATAAGTAAAATCTACAACACCTATATTCTCTGGATAAAACTGAATAGAATCATCATACATAACAGCTAAAACATACTTTTTAGCCTCTATCTTTTTCTGATATATATAAGAACCTAAAAACGAAGCAACCTCATTATCTCTTGCAATATCTACATTTATAGGTCTAACAAATGTGTTACCATCCTTATTTATCTTATACTTATACACAATACTAGAAAGGTGTAAGTAATCATCTGGTAAAACCAAAACACCAGTATTATCTACATTGAAATAAGGCTTTCTAACTATTAGAAACTTTAACTTATCCGTTACACTTTGATTCCTTTGCCAACCTTTCTTATTAGGAGCAACGTTATTTATATTGTTATACTGAGTCATAACCCACTCGTTTAACGCTCTTGGCATAGAAACATTAAACTCCTTAGGTGTTAAATTTCCAGATTGATTCTTATCTGAAATATATTGTAAAAACTCGTATACCTCGTTAATATTCATTATTAAACATTAATTATTGTTCCGTTTGTAAAATACATTGTAACGTCTGAGTTAGCCACTGCATTAGCTACAAAGTCAATACCGTAATTAACACCATCTAAATTTAAAGAAGACACTATAGTGTAATCATTCTCTACACCAGATGATCCTAAACTTATAGATGTACTAACTTTTAAATCAGTATTACTAATTCTCATCATTGTAGACCTAATAATAAAATCCTCTCCGTTCGGATTAGTTACATCTGTATTCTGAGCTACAGCAGTACCACCAAAATCTAATCTTAACGTCTTAGCGTTAGCGTTAGCAGCAGTAGTGCCATGAATAGCTATATCTATAAAATCACCTATCGAGGACAACCTACCAGCGGATAATTGCTTAGTCATAAGAACCTCGTCCGATCCAGCAGAAGAATAAACACTTGTTGTTGTTGTAGCTGTAAAGAAAGGATTAGGTTGATCTATCCATGACCTTACACCTGCTGCTGTAGAAGACAATACTTGCCCATCGGTAGCTGGATTACCTAAATCATCTTCTTTAGTAGCTAACTGAACTGTATCTACCACGTCTCTATTGTTAACGTAAGGAAGAACAGTAGGAATCCAAGAAGAACCTTCCCAAACATTCTTAACCACAACACCATTAGTAGCTTTCTCTTGACTTAATGTAATACCTCCTATAACTAGATTAAAACCGCCTAGTGTTATTCCCCCAGAGAACCTTATAGTAATTGTGTCACCTTCGACAACTCCTGGCGCTAAACTATAAGAAACACTACCAGTTAAAGTACCAGTTCCAGTTAAAGCCCAAACACCTTTATCCGTTCCTGGTGTAATAGTAGTACTAGCACCACTTAAAGTTATAGCTGAAACCTCCACTCCAGAAACAGGTTGAGGAATACCAGCCGATCTAAAAGTAGGAACAGATATAACATTACCAGGAGACCTTGATATTTCATACCACTTAGGAGATACAGAGTTATCATACTGAAGCATAATAACACTATCTTTATCTCCTGTTAAGAAATCTGCGTTATTAGACAACTCAATATTACCACCTTCTGTAACAGTAGTAACTTTAGCTGCGTCTTGTCCTTTTAGGATTAAAATATCTCCACTTGAGAACACACCCGAATTAATAGTTTCCAAATCATCTGCTGCTATAGCACCTTCCGTCTGGACATTAACAACAGTTATAAAAGCATCCCTATCCACAGTTATACCACCAGAAACTATTTCAACGTTTCTTTGAGTAGTAGGAGAGTTAAAAGATTTAAGCATTACAGCAGATGTAATATCTGTTGCGCCAACTATAGTATCTATTGAAGCACCAACTGTTGGATTGATATACATCTTTAATCCAATCAAAGAATCTACCTCATCTGATGCCGATGTACCCCCACCTAAATCAGTAGCTGTTAAAGCTGCCGTTCCAGTTACAGATGAAGCTGCTACAGTACCATTTAAACTAGATCCTTCAGAAGATGCTAAATAAACAGTAACTACACTACCCGAAACTGTTGCTGTATACTGAGGTGTGCTTACATAAGAATTAATTGCTGATGATAAATTAGCTGCTAAGTCTGCCGTAGTAGCTCCCGTAACAGCACTAGACACATCAAAAACACTAACACCATCATAGGATAGGTTAGTTATATTACCACCAGCAGAAGTAACCTCTACTGTTGAAAAAGCAGAAACATTAGAACTAGCAACATAAGAAGTAAGCATAAACCTCTTAGATTTTTCTACACCATCAGCATCATTTATAAATTGATACTGAATATTATCGCTAGTATCAGTTAAATAAATATAACCGACACCTGAACCTAATTTCGCTAAACTTGAAGCTATTGACATATTACTCTATTATTTGTACGTTAAAATAAATTTTGTCATAAGTAGTATTACTTATGGATGATCTCTGGATTGGATAACCACCAACGCCTATAAACATAATATCAAACTCTCCTGATTTCTGCTCTGTAACCACTGGGTTTAAATACCTAGTAAACAAGCCATATATAGAGTTAGAGTTTATATTTGAAAAAGGAGGTGTGCTAACAAAATAAGGAGTTATTAAAACTTTATAAGAACTGTTGGGTACGTTTTGAAAAGAATTAACTCGCAATCTGTAATAATAAAAACTTGGCGCACCAGAATCTGGGTTTGAAAAAGTTATTGTTGAATCGTTTAAATTACTCTGATTTTGTACAGAATAATTACTTCCCGTTACTGACGCAACACCAGAAGCTACATCTATCTTAACATTAAATGCCATAAACTCCTCTGGAGTAACAACTGGCGTAGTTAAAGAAACCTCATAATCTGTATTAGAACCTACTGTGGTTGACGTAACACTAACGCCAGTTCCACCACTTACAGAAGAAGTGCTACTGGCAGCAGTTATACTATTTAAAATAGATTCTGATAAAGAAAGCGTGTATGTAGTTGTTGAACCAGAAACATTTGTAGCAACCTCAACACCATTACCGCTAGACTGAACCACAACAGAACCAGCACCTCCTAAACCAGTAATTGGAGTTGGCTCTCCACCATCGTCATTACAAGAACACTCATCCGTGCAATTAGCAGCTACCTTTATTTGATTAACTAAATTAGTTACAGCAGTATCATCTCCGCATTCAAAAGCAGTTCTTAAAGAAGCTAAATGAGATGTTACTAATATGTATTGTTCTAAAGCTATTTGAGCTAACTTAGTATTACCTGAGTTCTTATAAGACATATACTTATTAAAAACCTCATTAACACAACAGAAAATACTACACAACCTTACATCACAATCTACATCTACTTCCGTTCCTTTAGAAACAAAGTCTACAACAGAAATACCATTACCAAAATCATAATAGTTTCTAGCCTCAAACAAAAATTCATGAGTCTGACTATAAAAAGTATTAGTTTGCAACGTAGTACTATAACCAACAACATCTGCAATCTGTAAAACTGCTGGGTAAAATAAAGTTGTTTTTCTACCAACTAATGTTCCATCTACCGTAGCGTTTGATATACTAGCTACAGTTATATCTGTTTGGTCGTTTATCTTATCATATGAAACACCCGTTACCGTATACTCTCCATCATTAGCAGTAGAGTTAATTATATTAAATGTGTCACCTACAACAAGATAACCAGTCTTATCTCCAGCTACACTGAAAAAATTAGAACCAGTATCAACACCTGCTATACTAAATCTATCCGATGGCGAAACTGAGCCAGACAAATAGTTAGTGTTATCAGACCCAGTCAATCTAGGAGATAAACAATCTACCGTAGCTCCAACAGACATAGATGGAGTAGCGTACTGATAATTAAAAGTCTTAGTAAGAACAGCAGTATCTCCCGTTCCAGCTTCAGTAACTGTATATTCAAAACTATATAAACCAACCTCTGGAGTACCACCAGACAATAAAGGAACTAATATTGTAGTACCGTTAATTCTTGAAGAAGAACCAACAATATCATTAGTACCGTTATATACAACACCACTTGGGGCTGTTATCTTTAGATTACCAGTAATATCCGCTATAGCGACAGACTGAGCAGAATAATCTGTTACATCTGTTAGTATAAACTCTGGTTGAGGAGATACACTTAAATTAAAAGATATATTGAAATTAGTTGAAGTTAACGACATCTTTACGCATATTTTTTATAAATATACATAAAAAAAAAGAGAGGGATTTAACACCCTCTCTAATCTTTACCACACCATAAGGACAAATCAGCCTTAATCTTTATCTTGCTTTGCTTTATACTCTGAAAGCATAGTTTCTAATTGAGTTGCTGCTTCTGGTTCTTCCTGAAGATACTCAATAGCACCATTAAGACCAGAACCTTTACCACCTAACATACCCATATTGTTAGCAATAATAGAACCAAAAGCTTTCTTGCAAATACCAGCTTCTATACACTGATCTATCAATCTATATTCAGCAGAGCTTTCTTCTACAGTTTTTGTAGGTTTTTTACCCTTTTTTAAATGCTTAGCTAATGTTTCATACATCTCTTTAATCTCTGTCTTTTTTAATAAGATTTCAACTAAATAATCAACTGGATCTTCCCATGATGGAACATCTGTAATTCTAACTTGACCAGCAATATTCATATAGAATACACGCTCTCTCTTCTTAAACAGTAAAAGATTTTCTTGTAAGAATCTATTAATGTTTTCTTTATATACTCTTTTTTCTGATTTAAACTCAGCATCAAATCTATCTGGATCGTAATTAACCATATCAATAAATCTTGATTTAGCTGCCTTTATACCTTGCTCTGTTCCATCACATGGCACTTTTAAAGTCATAGCTAAACCTTCAATCTGATATTCTGTTAAATCATTAATAGCTTGAGTTAATGATAGAATTTTCTCTTGACGAGCTAATTTTAAACCTACTCTATGGTCACTAGCGTTAGATCTAAAAATAGGAGTTTTGTTTCTCATAGCTGTACCCTTCTCATGGTTAGATACATTATGATTTGTTAATTCTAAATATTGTAATAATTGTTTTTCTCTTGAATTTACTACTAAAGAACCATCTCTAAAGATAATAGTCGCTCTTCTTTCATCTGCTCCTTCAGATTGTTCATCAGCATAAATAGAAGGTTCTCCTTTTACATATCTAATTGTTCTTAAACCTTCAGTCTCTCTCCCTAGATTTTTATCGAAATATTCCATGTAGATTTCATCCTGCTCTGGGATTTCATAAAAAGGAGGATACATACCTCTACTGTCTGATTTGACTAAAGTGAAAACAACATTTTGATTCACTTGTACCTGTGTAGAAACAGGTGCTTTTTTTAAAGTTGCCATTTTAATTTTAATTTATATTTAATTTAAAAAAGAGGGGGAAACAAACCCCCTCTTTATATTATTTATTGTGCTTTTATTATCCTTGTAGGATGTAAGCAAACTTGTTCATTGCGAACGTCTCAAGTCCTAAAGACTCTTTGTAACGAACTGACCAAGTATCTTTACCTGTAATAGCGAAATTATCAACTACTTCAGATCTTCTATCTCTCTCTCCAGTTTCTGGATTAGCTAAGTAACGAAGTCTCAAGAAAGGAGTCTTTTCTCCACTTTTTGAATCTCTTGTTTCACCCATAGGGATAACAATACCTTCATTAACAAAACCGTAACCATCTGCTCCAAAAGACTGTAAATCATTGAAAGTTTCAAAGATTTTCTTACCGAAAGAATAACCAGCGATAGCGAACTTATCAAAAGCAAAATTAACTCTTGCGTCATCAGAAAATTCATAATTACCATAAGTAATACCACCAGCAGTTTTATAAGCAGCTAAAGTGTTGTCAAGTTGAATAGATAAATCAATACCTGGACAAATCATGTTTTCTTTAGACCCTTTATTCTTGTCTAAAGTTTTAACTAAAGATTCAGCCTTTAACTTATCCCAACCAGTACCAGCAGAGTAAGAAGAAACATTACCTCTTTGTAAGATAGAAGGAATTAAACCTTCAGTCAAAGCAACTGGATTTCCAGCAGTAGCAAAACTGTTAGAAACAGCATTGTTGCTCAACTTCTTACCAATAAGTAGATTCAATTCTTGAGCGTTTTTAAATACTTTATAAGTATCTGCTTCACCTTTTAATTGATATAACCTACCCATTTGACCATCCTTACCTTTGAACTCAGTCCAAGTAACCATGTTCTTTTCGGTATTAGTAATCTCGTAAGTCTCTTTAAAAATCTGTAAGTTGTTCTGATACTTCTCTAATCTAGTCTGTCTTCCTTCTGGTTGACCAGAACCTTCACCGTGAGCGTTTCCGTAGATAACAATCTCATCAGCAGCAGCGATAGATGGAATAGACTCTGTTGAATCCAACGGAGTAGCAGCAAAACTAGGAACTGAAGCGTCAACAGCAGTAACAATAGCTCTGATATAAGTCTGAGAAGAAACAACACCTGAAGCTGGCTTGATTAAAATCAAATCATTTACTCTTGGTACAGTAACATCTGTAGAAACAGTACCACCGTAAGGACTTGCATTTTCAGGAACTGAAAGAACAGCTGAAGTATCAATTGTAAAAGTTACAGAAGCACCAGCAGTACCAGCACCACCATTAGTAGCTTTTACCTTAGGGTAAATTCTATTTTCTTCATAGTGATCGTACTCTAATGCAGAAGTACCTTTTTCAGCACCACACATAGATAACATACCAGTTAACATCTGGTTTCCATAACGCTCAGTGATTTCTGAGTCAATGTCTGGCATATGTAAGTCCATAGTAGTAACCCAGTTATAGTCACCTCTTCTTACAAAACCACCGCCTTCATATTGAATAGCCATAATAATAAATTTTTAATAATTAAGTATTTTTTTTCCAAAGTTCAGTAGCAGCTTTTAAGAAATTACTCTGAGGAGAGCGAGGTGCTGAATTACCACTTTTAGAAGTGATATTATTCATATCCTTTACCGCTTCCAGCTTACCAGAGTTCTTATTGCTCTCTACTGCTGACTTTATAGCTTGATCGAAAAATAAACCTTTAGCGATAGTGTTAAACATCTTATCAAACTCCACTCCTTTGTCCCCGACAAAATTTTCGTGAAAATTGTTAACGTTGTTTGACAAATCTTGAACCTGCTTTTTCATTTCATCTGTCAACTCAAAACTAAAATCTTCCTCTCCGAGGTTTACAGATATAGAATTGAAGTCTTTCAATGAATCTGATACTGCTGACTCATATTGGTTTTTAACCGCCTCAAACTGCTTTTTAAATTCTTCCTGATCTACCTCTTCTTTTTTAGATAGCTCTGGAAGTTTATAATCATCAGATTCCTTTAATGAATTTAAAAAACTCTTACTATCTGAAGCAAGTCTACTAAACTCTGATTTCAAAGCCTTGTATTCTTTCTTCTCTGAGTCTGATAAATCATCAAAATCCTCTTGTGAATATTTATTGTATTTGTCTAATTTGTAATCTATTTCATCTTTAGATAAACCATCTTGCATTTGCATCTTTCTTACAATAGCCTCTTGGTCTGACAATTTATCTACATCTAAGGTCTGCACTTCTGCAATCTCCTTAATCTTATCCCATGTTAACTCTCCAGATACTAGCTTTTCTAATCTGTCTAAAGAGTCTGGGTTGAAATTATCCAACTTAGAACTTTTCTCTTTCAAAGAACTTAACTCTTGTTCTAACTCCTCTGGTGTTTTACCATACTTATCTTTGAATGTGTCCTCAAAGCTAAATGTGCTACCCTCGTCATTAGAAACCCCCTGCTCTTGGCTAACTTCTGTTTCTGAATTGCTAGTCGAAGAATCATCTACAACTTCGCTTGATGCAGCATCTACTGTATTATTATCAGTTTGCGGAGCAACATCCTGTCCTGATAAATCATCTACACTACCTTCTGAAACAGCCTCTAGTCCTTGAGACTTCATATAGTTTTCTAAACCCATTTTAATTTAATTTTAATTTAATTCAACTGTTATCACTAAATATATAATAAAAAAAATTAATCTATATTTCTACTATCACCCATACCTCTAAATATCTGAGGCTCTCTTACACCAGCACCGATAGAAGTATCATCTAAGTTTCCATCCTTAGCTGCTTTTATCTGTTTTAATTTTTCATCATTATTTATCATAGCAACCTCTGCATCTGCCATACCTTTATTCTGATACTTAATCTGCTCCAACTGCATCTTTAACTGATACTCCAACTGAAGCTTCTGCATATCCATCTGATGTTCCATCTGCTTTAATTGAGCCTCCGCTTGAGAAGCTGCTTGCTGAGACTGGATTTGAACTTGAGCATTTTGCTGAGAAGCCATTTGACTCTGCATCATATCTTGTTCTTGTTTTTCCTTTCTTCTCTTTTTTAATAAATGTGTAGCCTTCTTTATATTAACCTTAGCTACATCTCTAATCTCCATAGCATCCTCTAACTCAATAGATTGAGCAGTTATAGCTTTTTCAATTAAAATATTAAGAGTCTCTAACTCTTCTACTGTTGGAAGTATCTCAATCTCTACACCTATTTCAGCTAAAGATAAATCCTTAATAACGTTAACGACATCTGTAATCTCTTTACCTAAAGCAAGCTCATATCCTTTCAGGTTATCCAATATTGCTTTATTCTGCAACATCATTACAACACTGTCAGCTAAACCTTTATAAACCCATAAATAAGCTTCATTCAAATGCCTAGTTGAGTTCCTACTCATATTTACAGCTAACTTCTGAACACCAACTAAAGCCTTACTAGAAGGTGTAGAACCATCGCGCGCTTCATTAAGACCAGTAATAGTCCTAATCATATTCAAATTATGATTATAAACCTCTACAAAATACAAAGCACTTTGACTTAACCCGTTAGCCAACTCTTGGATAGGCTTCTTATTAATCATTCCACCAAACTCAGAATCTTCACTTCTGTAATATAAATTACCAGTCTGATCGAATATCTCAACAATTTCTGTTGGGTCTAAGAAATCTTCACCCCTACCTTTTAAAACCTGCTCTAATGAACTAGCATCTACAGCTAAACCAGAAGGTCTTGCCTTAATCATAGCTTGCTGTAGCTTTAAATAAGCTAATATCATTTGAGAATCATGAGGAATCATTGTCTCAACAAGTGATTTATTTTCCCCATCGTAAATATTAGGAGCGACAACCTGGTATCTACTTCTAACCTCAGAACAATAAGCCCCGTTTTTCTTAGGTCTGTTCATCATGGTCTGCATACCGTACTTATAAACATAGTCAGTACCTACAACCCAAAGACCTTCATAAAAAACCTTTCTTCTCTTCTTTATAACCTCCTTCTTTTTTGAATACTTTTTAGGCTCGTAACCCTCTCTTTTTTTATTCAAAAAGAATTTATCTTCTGTAATATTTTTCTTCTCGTAAGTTAACTCATCATCTGACTCAAACTCAAACTCTAACACCTCTATATAAAAATCCTTAGCTCTTTGATAACCATTGTAAGGGTTATTATAATATCTTCCGTTCTCGTTACGTAAAGATGTATTAGGGGCTAACTGCTGACCACCAACTTTCTTAGAAATATCAATATACTGCTGCTCAGTCATTTCCTCACCAACTAAAGCAACGAAGTCGTGAAAGCTCATTTTCTTAATATAACCCTTATACTCTACGTTTCTGAAATAAGGATCATTAGAATAAGGAAGAACTAAATTAGCTGGATCTAAATACTCTGTCTTAATATCATCGTTCTCATCAAAATACTCTCTTACAGCACAAATCTTTAAAACAACTAAATCTCTAATTAATCTCTCTTTTATTTCAGAATCAAAATTATTAGCCTTTAAAACGAAATCAACACAAACCTCTACCGCTACTTCTACTGCTTGCTTTAAAGTTGTTTCTATAAGTAAATCAGCCTCCTCTTTATCTTTAGGAACTGGTTTAGAATTATCTGTCGCTGGAATACCCGTCTGCTCCTCAAACTTCTTAGAAAATTCTGCCATCATCATATTGGCATAAATTTTCCTACGCTCTGCGTCGTACTTCTTCATAGAGCCTTCATCCATAGCAATAGCTTGAACCCTAAACTCTTGGTTAATCATCTCACCAACAACAAGATTAACGAACTTGGGGATAACAGAAACACTCTGCCAATCCATATTCAGATAAGAAGTGTCACCAGACATATCCAACAAGTCTTTATACTTGTTGATGCTCTGCAACCCCTCCGCTGCTTTTCTATTCTCTATGAACCTGGAAATCTTATTATATATAGAAAAGTCGTCTGTGACATACTTATTATACATAGCTTTCGCATAATTCAACCCAAAAGACTTTTCCTTTTTCTCTGAGGCTGAAGCCGTCAAATCAGGGAAGCTAGTATTTTTCTTATCAGAACTATTCATCCTCTTAAACAATTTTTTCTATACTTACAAATGTAATGAAATAATTTAACCTCACCTTCTACCTCTGTTATTATACGTTTTAACAAACCTACTGACTTTTCTAGTAGTGTCAATAGCTTTATTTTTTCTAACATATCTTTCCTTACCAAACAAACACAAAGCAGCTGCAACAAATTCATCGTAATCTGTCCACTTCTGAGGATTAAACTTAATCCAACACTTTATCAACTCATTAAAATAAACATTACCATAACCACCAGTTCCCTCGTTATAACCAGTGTTTTTATAAATAAACTCCTCAGTAACCTCTATAGCTCTTTGTCTAACAGCTTCCGAGTTCATAGGTATACCTTTTTCCTTTTGACGCTTTCTACTATAATCAGTATGCGTGAAATCTGGTCGCTCCATAAGATACTGACCATAACCATTATTATCAAACCAATTTATTAATCCAATCTTGTTATTCTCGCAAAGCAACTGACACCCGTAAAATATACATTGCTTAACCATGTCCTCATAGAACATATCTGGAGTAGCTGGTCTGTTAACATATTCACAAACAAAAGTCTCACTAAACTCTGGCTCAAACACTGCTAACTTCCTATACACATAACTAGCACCATTAGACTTTCTATTATCTGTTGTTACCTTATGGTCAAATGGATCACACCCAGCCACTAACGTAGTAAAATGTGCAGGCTTGTAACCCCCTCTAATTAAAACCTTTGCATTTCTATCTACAGCTGGAGGCATCCATAAAACCTTCCACCTACCAGTTTCAGTAGGGCTAAAACCAACCTCTAAATTATCTTTATCTATCCAAACAAAGTTCCCCCTAACCACCTTCTTTTTATCTAAACCACCATTGTAAGACAACTGATCGTTCAACTTAATAATATCAAAAGGACTTAATTTACCGTCCTCAATAAAAGCTTCATCTATTGTTAAAGGATATTTACGCTTTTCGTTAGCAAGCGTTGAACCCTTTAAACCCATTCTCCGCTTATTTATATAGGTTTTACTACCATAAGTTATCTTCTTACCATCTATACCTTTTATCGGCTTAGGTGGATCTTCAACAACACTATAACCATATTCATCTATAAAGCCCTCAAGACCCATAGTAGCAGGCTTAAACCATCTTAATAAACCAGATATAGAAAAATCCCTACCATCTTTTTTAGCTTCAAACAAATCTGAATCATCCCACATAGCTTTAGCAGCAGCACCCCCTTTATCTTCCATTTCCTCTGCCGTAGTGGTATGCAAACTCTTACCAACAACATTACGACCTTGAACCAAACATTCTTTTACAATCTGCCAACGCTCATAAACATCAACCTCCGTTGTTTTACCGTACTCATCATCGTAATAATATTTCAACTTACTACCATCATAAGCTTCAGCCGTAGATGGCTTATAATCTATTTTAGAGTTAAGAACAGCCTTATACTCCTTTCTTTCTCCTTTACTACTACGCTTAGCGGGTTCTTCAAATCTTAAACTCTGACTAGGATTAGTATCACCAGTATCTGTTGGCTTTAAATAAGCTGGTAAACTTTTCCATGATCTAACCAGCTTTCTAAAAATCATTTTACCATCTGGATTCGTTTTACTCTGAATACCACCGTTAGCATCCTTACTTAGAGTAATACGATTATAAAGAATAGCAGTAGCCTTACCCGTCTTACCATCCCGTCTATTAGTAACTTGCATCCAACCCAAACAATCTTCTAACATTTGAGCATGATACTCTATATAAAAAAACGTAGCATCTGAATCCTTCCAATAAGGAACAATACCATCAATCCTCCAAAAAGCTAAATAAAAGAAATGATCCCCTGTTAAATACTGTATCTTACCATGATTATAAAACCAATAACCCTCTCTCCTCCACTTTAATATCAACTTCAAATAATCTATCTGACTATCCGCATCTAAAGCATCAAACTGCCTTTGAGTTAAAATCTCTGAAGGTATTCTCCACCGCTGATCGCTAACATCTTTATCCCAATTAGCTATATGCTTGTAACTAGGTGGCTTAGGTAGAGTTATCGTATACTCCAAAACACCATCTAACCTAATCTCAACTTTTCGGTTAAAATCTTTCGGGTGTTGAGTGTTCTGACTTATTTTAGTTCTACCAACAGCCATATTAATCTAAAGCTTTTTCGTATGATGAACTTGATTCTATTTTACCTTTATCCTCTGGAAGCTCCCCAATCTGAGAATACATCTTATCTAACAACTCCTGGAGAGAAGACAATTTCTCACTAAACTTTAACCCCCTCTCTAAAGCCTTATCATCTTTATCGGAAAGCTCAGTAGCCTCATCGGAAACCTTATATGAATTTAATAACTTATTACCTTGCTCTATGAAATTCTTTAAAGACAAATAAGAATTAACCTTAGCTGTTCTTAAGGAGAACTCCTCTAACTTAGCCTCTAGTTTTTTGACATACTTTCTTACCCTTACATCCTTTATATCTTCTAGTTTCATTTTAGTTTTATTTTAAATGTGCGACCTTGCGCCTCACTAAATATAACAAAAAAACCCCGAAGTGAATCGGGGCTTAGCAAACAAATGAAAAACATGAAAAAGTAAAAGTTCTTATAAAGCATCAATTTTAGCTTTCACAGCAGCAACAGTTTCCGTGCAAGCAACAACATCAGCAATACCTAAATTATTTTCAGTATAATAAATGAAACAACCAGTTCCAGCAACATCTTCATCAATAGCCTCAATCTTAAATACATCCAAATCTTGAGTCCCAGTTGAAACATTAACAGTAATAACATCAGAGTTTAATAAAGCCTCTAAAACAGCCTTCTCATCAGTTCCTCCAGCCATATTACCATCTGTTGTAGATAAAGTACCAGTAGTAGTAGACGCAACAACCAAAGTGTTAGGAGAATCAGCTAAAGACTTATCAGCAACAATAGTAACAACCTCAGCAGCAACAGTAGCAGTGTACTCTGGAGTACTAGCGTAGTTATTAATAGCAACAGCTAAAGCGTGAGCTTGAGCCTCTCTACCAGCAGTAGTATCAGCCTCAGCAGGAATAGCAGTAGAAGTATCAAAAATACTAACACCATCTACAGTCAAGTCCGTAATAGTACCAGCACCAGAATCAAGAGAAACAGACCCAGTAGATGCAACATTCTCAGTCTCGATAATCTTGTCCGCATCTCCTCCGATTTTTAAAAATACATTCACATCTCCATTCACATCAGTCTGAATATTCTCAACCTGATTAGACATCACTACGTGATCTTTTCCGAATTTATCGGTGATTGCCACCGTTGTTAAAGTAATTGCCATATCTTATAATTATTTATATTTTAAAGTTACAAAAATTTTTTAGGTAGGTTATATTTCACTTCAATCAAAGCATCATCATAATCTACGTGCTTAAACTCCTCACCAGTCTCCTTGTCCATCATATAAATACTCCATCTATTACAACCGTAAAAGTATTTAGCATTATTATCATGGGCAATACGAGAACAAATGAACTTCTTACCAGAGATAGTTCGCTCTGTTCCAATCTTCCAAACAAAACCAGGGACACTCCCCAACTGCTTATTCAAAACAGTTAGCTGATAAACATCACCATGAACCTCTCTATGTATTGAATCGTCTTTTTCCATACCTATAACCAAATATAAGATATTTATTTTTTACCCTAAATGTGCAACAAAGAAAAACCCCTCAGAAAGAATTAACCAACTGAGGGGTAAAAGAAAGAATCAAATTATATGAAGAAATATCAAGCAAAACAAATGTACTAAAAATCTTCTATAGTTTTAACATCATACTTTAAATCTTTTAGCTTCCTTTGCTTTTTAGTAACCATAAACTCTTTCGGAGTAAAAGTCTTCTTAAAAATATCTGGAACAAAATGAATATTAGTATAAACCTTATGCTTATCAAATAACCAAGCTATCTTTTGCTTTGTAGCTCTAGTAGTGTTATTAGGATCAAAACTACCCTTAACCTCAGTATAACTGACTAAATCACAACCTAAACTATATAAAGGATGATGACCGTGCATTAATTTACAATCACTAGTGTAATCCATGTAAAAAACACCAACAGCTTTCTCTGTCCAATAAATCTTAAAGTCTGGAGTATAAACAATAGGCTTAGCTATAGTCTCCTCCTCGCGTTTTACTTTTGTCTTTAACTGTTTCTCATAGAACTTAGTATAACCATTCGTTAAAGTGAATGTCTCTGATTCATACTCAGCAGTTTCAATATAACCATACTCGCACAATTCACATAGCCAAAACAAATAATAAAACTCTTCGTCTGATTTTAAATCTGATAAATCTATCTCTGGGAAATAGTTATACGTGTTTACAGGTTTTCTCATATACTTTATAACATTGTTTACATAACTTCAAGCCATTATCATAAGCATACTTTTCCAACCTGTTCAAATAAGGCTTTCGCATTGATTCCTTCTTATAATTCAAAACCCGATGCCGATGCTCCTCTAAAAACTTTTCCTTATCTATAATTACCTCATGCACAATATAATATATTTATTTCGTTTTTTAAAATAACTAAGTGTAATTGAAACCTCAATCGTGGGGGATATAATTAATTACCTTTAGGTTTAGTATTTCCATATCTACGCAAATTCCTTTTCCACTCCTTTTCTGCTTTCTCGATTAATTCATCTCTTAAATTAAGGTAAGCTAAACCATAATCAAGTTTACAGTCTTTTAAATTTCTTTCGAGATACATTCCAATGTATTTTTCTTTTTTCATATCCCTAATTGTTTTAAAAGTTTCTTTAATTCTGATTTTTCTCTTGAAATATAATATCTATCTCTATAAATTTTGTCTTTATATTTTGTTAGTCTTGATCTTATAGAGTTTGGATATACATTCAAAGAAGAGGAAAAATCTTTCACGCAAGATTCAAAAATTATCTTAGTTTCTAAATCGTAAATAAATATAGTTTTCTTATTTGCTTCTGAAATTCTTTCCTTATGTTTTTTAGTAAAAACTTTACCCTTATTGGATTCAGAAATTTTATTTTTTGATTCTTCTGACAAAGGGTTTTTCTTTTTACCTTCTAATAATTTTCTTTTATGTTCTTCGCTTAATTTTATACCTTTTCTAGAATCGCTGATTCTTTTTTTAGTTTCATCCGTTCTTTTCATTCCAGTGTGAATCCTTTTAGTGGCTTCACCTATCTTCTTTTTAGTCTCTTCAGAATGAGTGTGATGCTTACTTTTTTCACACCCTACCATAGAATTAACTAAGTCGCAACCTAGTCTTTGAAACTCCTTTATCCATTTAAGTTCAAGCTTATCTAAATCTTCATAAAGACATTCTTCGATTACACAAATAGTAGGTGGAGTGTCTAAGCTTCTCAACCAACAACCTAAACGGCTTTTGTTTTTAGACGAATACCACAAATGCTGCTTTAATCTAAGTTCTAAAGATTTGATAGTTTGACCTATATATCTCAATCCTTTATGGTCATACAACCCATATATTAAACCCCTATCCATTTCAATATTTTTTTCAACTCACTCTTGTTTTTGATTATGCCTTGGAAATAAAAATCCCCATTTTTCTCTATAGTTAAGTTGAAGTATATTTCTTCCTTCAGAACTTCTGTTGCTTGTGAAAGAATATACTCTCCATTAAAATACCTTAACCAATAATAATCGTTACCTCCTTGAAACTCAAACCCCAAACTTTCAATATCCGCGCGGTCTAAGTATTTGACTCTCCATTCTTTTAGGTTTTCTACTTCATTCAATGTGAAATGAGAAATCTCTATTGGTATATGCTTCCATTCTCCAAACCCATTTAATATCTCACATTCAAATCCAACGTAGAACTCTTCTTTTTCGGGGGTGTAATACTTACTCATTGTTTATTTATTTTAATTTAGTGAGAGAAGCGGGATTCAAACCTTCAATCTTAGCCCATCTCATATTCTCTAAATGTGCTTGGTTCGACCAATATACGCTATTGCATATAATCTATCTAACAAATAATAATTTATATCTAAAAACATATAAAAACTCTCCGATGTCCTCCAAGTGGAAACATTTTAACCTAGCAGTAAAACTAAGTGGCATAGATCAGTGTGCATTATTAAGAGGCAGTCTATGATAATCCTGTCCTAACTTCAAAGCTAACACCCTTGGTAGTGTTGTGACTTAACCGCGTTTACATCGGTAACCCACTTGCCTATCCGCTAGCATCAGAGAGTTATATATTAACCTATAAAAATTTCATCAAAACATCATCTGTGTGAACAAACCAACAAGTATCACCATTAATTGTCAAACTATACAAACCCCTCTCATCAATAGCAATCTCATCTCCTGGGAAAACCTCACCAGCTAAAAACCTACTCGGCTTAACCATCTTAACAACCTTCTCAACCTTATGGTTCTTCTTAATACTCTCTGGAACAATAATCGTACTCTCCTTATCAAACTCACTCTTAACAATCTCAACCAACGACCACTTATGAATAGGAATAATCTCATCTCCCACAATCTTAGCATAACAAGAAGTAACACACTTAGCAACCATATCCCTAAAATAACTAAAGAAAAACCTATTGTTACTAACCCTATTCTCATTGCTAATCAAGAAATGATGAAAAGCCAACCTATC